AAATGCGTGGCCGAACGTGAACGGCAGCGTGCCAGTCTGCGACGCTGTGATCGTCAGATCCACCGCAAGCGACGCCGCCTGCTGGTTTTGCGTCACCGCACTGGCTACGGCGGTCGTCGCGCTGATGTTGCCGGCGTTGTCGTAGGCAGAAACGCGATAGTAATAGCGCGTGTTGGGGCTCAGACCGGTGTCATCCAGCGACAGCGCCGCAGTGACCGGCAACAGCGTCCAGCCGGAGGCTCCATTCAGACTGCGCTCAACGCGATAGCCCGCGAGGCCTGATCCGCCGGCGTCCGTGGATGCGGTCCATGACACGCGCAGCGTGCTGCTGTTGAGCACTGCCACGTCGATCGCGCCAGGCACCGTCGGCGCCGTCAGATCCTGGCTCGCGTTCGTGGTGGCGCTTGCGTTGGCCGACAGCGCTGACCGGTTGCCCGCACTGTCCACGGCGATCGCCGCAAACGTGTATTGCGTGGTGGGCTGCAGGCCCGTGGCCACCAGCGGACTCGCGCTGGGCGTTGAGTTCAGCAGCGTGCCGTTGATGTACCAAAGATACGTGCTGATGGAACCAAGGGCGGACGTGGCCCCGGCGGCCGCAACGGTGATCTGTGTGGACGAATTGACGGTCGGCGTCAGCGTCGGAGGCGTGATCGGAGGCCGGCTGTACCGCTGCCCATCACTTCTAAGCGGGATATTCCACAACCGTGCAACAGCGTTCTTGGCCATTACCTGGCCTTACTGCGGGGCGATGTACTGCAGCGATTGAATCGCGACTGTGGCGCCGGCGCTGACCGTCAGGCTGTTGCCCTGCATGTCGCCGCCGACAGTGGTGCGGATGTCGTTGATCGTGAGCACGGTGGCCCGGTCGCGATCTTCGAGCGTGAGGCTTGCGATGGTACCGCCTGCCGCATTCGTGTCCGAAGTGATCGCGGCGAACGTGCCGACGCCCGACGACGGCGCACCGACAGCCGGATTGGTCAGGGGAAGCGCAGCCACTACCGCATTGGCAGCGGTGCGAAAGCGTGCGATGCCAGCTGCATTGGCGCTGCCAGCGTTCAGCAGCGCGGCGACAGCGGTGACGATCGCGTTGCGGGCTGCGGTGGAATGTACGACTGCCATGGGGGCTCCAGATCTGGGAACGGTTGCGGGCGCGCCGAAGCGAAGCTCGGCAGCGCCGGCGGGCGCCTCGAACGACACCAAGCGCTTTTCACCTGTGGGCTCGGTGATCTCCAAAACGCCAACAAACCGGCCGAGGTTGCCCTCAGCCGGTTTGGTTGATGCCTGACCCTGGGGGGTTGGGTCAGTCATGCGTGCCGATGAACTCGATGGTCAGCGTGCCGCTGGCGGGCAGCGCCGCGCCGGCGATCGTGACGATCACATCCTCATCGGCGGTCAGCTTGGCCGAAGGCGCCAGCGCCACCGGCGCAAACGCCGGAGCGGTCAACGTTGCCGCGGCCCGGTACTTGCTGGCGGTGCCGCTGACACCGATCGCCAGCGTGGAGCTGCCGAGCGTGGCCGAGGGCACCATGTTGAGGAACATCGGCCGAAAGCCCGATGGCAGCTTCAGACCGAGAAAATCGGTTGTCGCCTGCGATGCCAGGTTGAAGGTGTAGCGAAGGACGTTCAGTTCCTTCTTGGCTCCACCGTCGCGCAGGCGCGTGGGCGATGCGACGGCGCCTTGTTCGTTGGGATAGGTCGTTGCCATGTCTGCGGTTCTCCGTGTGGATCAGGTACTGGCTCGCGCTCAGTACTTGATCTTGATGCGGTTGACTTTCTTCTCGTCGGTGCGGCACGCGGCGAAGCGCTCGACGATCTTGATCTCCCAGCTCGACACGGTGTCCTGCACCGGCCGAACCGTGATCTCGCGATCGCTCCAGACGCCCAGCACCATGCCGGACTTCACCCACTGCGGCAGATACCGCTCGGTGGTGCCGTTCACGGGGAAGTCGTCATGCGACAACGTGAGCAGGTTGCTGCCCGAGTGGAAGATCGCCGTGGGCGCGGAGACGAGCGGCTTGGTGGCGTTGTAGTCGTTCGAGACGAAAGTCGTCTCGCCAAACATGTCCTCCCACGCCTTGTCATCCACCAGGACGGTCGGCACTTCCATGTCCGTATCGACCTTGTTGGCGATGAGCTTGCGCTTGCCGCGGATGAGCTTCTTGGGGCCCAGGCCGCTCGGCGTCCCGGTCAGCTCCAGGTCCGCCGCGACATCGTTGTTGGTGTCGTAATTCGTGGTGCCGCTGGTAACGGTCTCACCAGTGACGGCGGCCGCGAAAAACGCCTGCAGGATCACCGAATCGCGGGCGCGCTCCATGGCGGCCACGTGGGCCAGCACCAGCGGGCTCTGCGGATCGGTCAGCATGCGCACGACATCGCTCTTGTCGTACATCTCCGCGGTGTAGAACTCCTGCGGAATGAGCCAGCGCCGCGCGCGCGGGGTGTCGCTGTACTTGGTTTTCTCGTGGCGCTCGGTTTTCTTCTTCGCGGTCACCGAGCCGTACTGATCGCGCACTGCGCAGGCCACGCCTTCGCAGGGCTGCACGATGACATAGGGCTCCAGGCGGGACTTGCGCTGCTGCGACAGCAGTTCGACGTTGTTCTTGAACGTCGGTGCGTAAAGGGTTTCGGCTTGAGTGGACATAGGCCTCTCCGGTTATTCCAAATGCTTCCTTCGGCATTCGGCTTGTCCGGTTGTCCGGGGCCAGATCGCGCTGCGTGGTGCGGCTCTTTCGAGTTCCCGCTCGCTGCGCTCTCGATGCGACGTGGGCCTGTTTTAGCAGGCCCACGTCATACTGCAAGCGCCTACACCGACGCGCCCAGGCCCTTCGCCTGGCGCGTGATCTCCTCGGGCGAAAGCGTGATGCCCAGCGCCAGCGCGTTGAGGCGGATGTTTTCCTCAGCCTCCGGCGTGCCACGCGTGAGCGCCTTGGTGACCCAATCCGAATCTTTCTTCTTCGCGTCAAGCGCCGCCTTGGCCTGGTCCGCCGACATCACGGTGCCGCGATCGCCGTCGTTGTGCAGAGCGCCCTCGGCGCGCAGCTGCGCAAGATCCCCGAGCATCGTGCGGAAGATGCCAAGGCGGTCACTCGCTGCGAGATCCTTCTCGAGCTCGGGCATGTCCTCGGCCTTGATACCGAGGCGCAGCGCCTCGCGCAGCATGCCTTCCTGCATCTTCGGCAGGTTCGCACCGAAGCGCGTGGCCTGGGCGGCATCGGCCGCAGCGATGCGGTCATTGATCTGCTTCGTCTCGGCATCGAGCGCCGTCTTGCTGAATCCTGCGGCGAATTCGTTCTGCCCCTTCACCAGGCCATCCATCTGCGCCTTGGTGATGCCGAGGCTGTGGGCGAGCTTGCCCATGTGGGCGGCGTACTCCGGCGGCGATCCGTCCGTCGCCTGGATCCCGTAGTCCTCCCACTTCTCAGGCGCTGCCGGCGCGCTGTAGCCGATGCGTTTGAACACATCGGCACGGAATGCGTCGTCGATCTTTGAGGCCTCGGGCAGGCGGATCAGTCGATCGGGTGGTGCGCCGAGGTGCGTTTCGAGCTGGCTGTAGCTGGTCAGCGCATCGTCTGGGCCCTTCCAGCCCTTTGCGGTCACCAGATCCTTGTGCGCATCTCCGAACCAGGGCGTTTCGGGGTTGCCGTTGTTCGCGGCCCCATTTGTCTCACTCATCGGTGTTATCTCCGGTCAATTGCTTGAGGATCTGGTCGACAGTGGGCTCGGGCTCGATGATGCGTCGCTCGATCTCGACGAACACCTCGCGCCTCCCCTCGCGCAGAACGTGATCCCGTTCGTTCTGCTCATAGGTGGATTGGTTCTTTCGGCAAAAACGCACGAGCCAGGCCCAGACAAGGCGCTGCTCCGCCGTCCTCGCCGTGGTGCCGAATACGCGCTGAAACGCCATTCGCATGGCTTCGTTGCGCTTTTGCTCGAGCTCCTCGAGCTGCGCCGGCGTCCGTTCCTCGCTCATCGAGCGATGCGCGCGCCGCGGTGCCAGCGTGGTCCTGTGGTTGTGCCGCGCGGCTGCCGGCGCCTTTCATGCACCACATCGCGCAGCTGCGCGGCGTCCTGGCGGCGCATCGCGCGAGTGGCGCGATCGCGGGCAGCCTGGCTTGATGCCGGATGGTGGCGCTCGGTCCTCACACGTAGCCGCCGAGGCCTGCCGCGGCGCCGCTGCGGATCTGCTCCGCTTCGGCGAAGCTCTTGGCCGCCTGGCCAGCGCCAGGTGCGAGCTGGGCCGCCGCGGCCGCGGCTTGCTGCTGCTCGTCCTGCTCGCGCAGCTCGTCCGTCTCGTCGTCGGTGCGAATGAACTTTGACGGTGTGCCCGCACCTTCGGCAAAGCGCGCAAGCATCTGGTCTGTCTTGAGGCGCTTGGCAGCGGCTGGATCCACGGCCGTGAACAGCGGTAGCGCTTCCATCGTGCGCTGGATGCCGAGCAGCTCGTCGGCCGACTGCGCACGGGCGAGCTCGCCGGTGTGCGTGACCTTGATCTCGCTCTCGCGGCCGAGCAGCGAGTCCGGCATCGGCGGCAGGTGCCCGGCGTCCATGAGGATCTGCAGCTCGCGCGGAACGCACGCGCCGAAGTACTCGTCCATGATCCGATCGGTGGCGGGCGACATCAGCGCTGCCTTTTCCACTTCGCGCACGCTGACCTCGTAGGCCGTCTGCTGGCGTGCGGCCGGATCCGCCGACAGGATCTGAAACAGCGTCGTCAAGAACCCATCGTTGATCTGGCGGCGCTGCTCGGCCATCTCCTCCTTGACCCAATCGAGGCGTCCAGGCTGCGAGATCGGCATCACCAGTGGCTTGCCATCGGAGCTCACGCCACCGGTTGTCACCTTGCCGGGCTGTGCCTTGATGACAACCGGTGGCTGACGGTGAGCACGCCGTCCTTATCGTTCGTGAGTAGCGGCGGATCCACCTGCTTGTGCAGGCCCTTCACGTAGTCGGTCACCATCTTGTTCAGCAGCTTGATGGTGGGTAGCAGTGTCATGGCCAGACTGCGGCCGTACTTCTCACCGGGCATCGTCGAATAGCGGCTCGCCGCGATCGGCAGGCTGCGAAAGCCGCGATCCTCCAGCACCGCCTTGCCTTCCTCGAGCGTGTAGCGGCCGGAGAACTTGAAGCCTGTGACGGGATGCGCGGCGGGCAGCTGCTCGATGACGTGCACCACTTTCCACTTCTTCAGCCGCTCGGCCTGCACGGTGGAGGCCTTCGCCTGCTTCACCTTGTCGGGCAGCTTCTCCTCGCCGAACTTCTGCGCCAGCTGCTCGGCGGTGTACTCGAGCGGCCGAACGCACCCGTTCACCTTGCCCTGGCTGTCGGTCAGGAAGAACGTGTTGGACAGCGACAGCGCGTGGTAGCGCGTTCCCT